AGACGCAGAAGAGTGTTTGTTGTCGGATGTCTTGGAGACTGGGAATCTGCCGCAAAAGTTCTATTTGAGTCCGACTGCTTGTCAGGGAATAATACGAAGAGCAGAGTTAAGAAAGAAGCAACTGCCATCTATTCTGAAAGAGGCATTGCATACGGTGGCACAGATGGAGAATGTGCAGACACCGTAACGAGCAAGTGGGCTAAAGGTAGTGGTGGGCCGTCTGGTAGCGAGTGTGGATTGTTTGTAGCCCATAAGGTATATGAAACACACCCTGCAGATAGCCGAGTCAAAGAGATGGGTGATGTATGTCAGACAGTTACAAGTCGTTGGGGTACAGGCGGTGGTAATGTGCCATTAGTCCAAGCCTACAGTATTCGGGAAGATGCTAAAGCCAATAACTTTAGTGCTACTCCGTTAGAAGTAACCCCTGCACTACAAGTTATGCAACTAAGCGTTCAGTCGCACCATGCACAGACTTTTGTAGTTGACAGGGCTGCGTTTAATCAAGGTCAGAATGCTTTGTATGAACCAAAGATTGAACAAACAGAAGTGATGCCTACTTTGGTATCGAAAGGCCCACACGCAGTAATGAATCACATGGCTGTTCGTAGGCTAACTCCTAGGGAGTGCGAAAGGTTGCAAGGGTTCAAGGATGACTATACGGTTATACCTTGGAAAAAAGGGGAATCACCTGATGGTCACAGATACAAGGCTTTAGGCAATTCTATGGCAGTACCAGTTATGAAATGGATAGGGGAACGAATCAATGAAATTAACAAACAAATTTAACCTGCCTGACCCAATAGTCAATGCAGTCCAAAATACCGGATACACGCCTGGTAGTAGTGACATTACCATTACTCAGCTTATTCAGCCACCTTTAATCAGGAGGCTAGGTAAAGAGCATTATGAGGAGATGGAGGAGGACGCTTCAGACCGTGTTTGGGCGTTATTTGGAAGCTCTGTCCACCACCTGCTAGAAATGGCTTATAAAGGGCGTACAGCACGAGTTGAGGAGCGAGTATATGCCGAGGTACTAGGATGGAAATTAGGCGGTGCATTCGACGTTTTAGAAGGTTCTACGCTATCTGATTACAAGGTCACCTCCGTCTATGGTGCTGCAGGTAAAATTGAGTGGGAAAGACAGCTTAATGTCCTCAGATGGCTGTTGCATAAAAACGACACCGAAGTTGACAAGTTACAGATTATTACCATCTTCCGTGATTGGCGTGAGATGGAGTCAAAACGAGACCACGAATATCCAGCAAGAGCTATTATGACTTTGCCAGTTCGTATGTGGACTTTGGAAGAAGCCGAAAGATATGTGTTTGAGCGTGTTGCATTGCATCAAAAATCAAATCCAGATATATGCACAGATGAAGAGCGTTGGGCAACCAAAGAAAAATGGGCATTAATGAAATTTGGTGGCAAAAAAGCAACTAAATTATTTGAAGAAAAACCTGATGACTCGTCTGTACCAAAAGGCTATAATATAGAACATAGACCAGCAACCTATAGAAGATGTGAAAGGTACTGTTCTGTTTCTAAATTTTGTCCTGCTTGGAAAACGGAGTTTTAAATGGAATTAACAAAAGAATATTTGCAATCAATATTTGACTATAAAGATGGCAAATTATTTTGGAAAGTTAAAAAAGCCCAAAGATTAAATATTGGGGATGAAGCTGGATGTTTGGATAAAGGTTATTTGACTACTGGTTTAAATGGTAAAGTCTATAGAAATCATAGGTTAATTTTCCTTATGCACCACGGATACTTGCCAAAAGAGGTAGACCACAAGGATAATGACCAATTAAATAATAGAATTGAGAATTTAAGGCCAGCAACAAGAAGTCAAAATTGTAGTAATAAAGGAATTGGTACAACCAATACATCTGGTGTAAAAGGGGTAAGCTGGAGCAAACACAACAATAAGTGGAGGGCAAAATGCAAAATAAACGGCAAAACCATCCATTTAGGATATTACACAGACTTAGAATCTGCTAAAGAAGATATGCAAAAATTTAGAGAAAAGTTACATGGCGACTTTGCCCGACAGAATTAATGCAGTACACTAACAAATGAGACCACAGGCATTCATCCCCCCTCATCCCCTGACGGTTCCCCTCCGTCCTAGCCTTGTGGTCTCACCTATACTATGACTACTATTGTTGGCGACGCAAAAAGAATGATTCTTGTCTCTGATAGTCAGACATCAGACGACGATTCCGATACCAAAGCATTTAACTTATCCAAGGTATTTAAAGTACCTCAGGGATGGTTAGCGGGTGCCGGAGATTTAATGAGTGTTCAAAAGGTTGTTGAATACTTTAAGGATGGCAAGAAGGGTAAGCCACCAATTATTAAGATTGAGAATGATGCAGACTTCATGTTGCTTTGTTCAGATGGATTATTTATTTCAGGTAAAGATTTAGAGTTTTGGAAGCACGAAGACGTAGATGCAATTGGTAGCGGAACTGCTGCGGCATTAGCAGTCATGGCATTGGGACATAAAGCCGAAGAAGCAGTATGGGCTGCCTGTCAGAGTGATTTGTATTCTGGAGAACCTGTTAAGGTTTATAGCTTAGATAACGACAAACCTATTATTTGGACGAAAAATGGTACAAGCGACGGTAAGTGAAGAGCGTTTTATAGAACTATGGAATAAGCATCAATCAGCAACAAAATTAGCAGAAGAATTAGGTATTAATGTTCGTAATGTTTTAGCAAGACGAGCAAGGATTGAAGGCAAACGAGGGATTACCCTACTAGCTACTTCTGCACAACGTGGAGCAAAAAAGCATCAGTATGTTTTACCTGAAGATAGAATCCGCACCAATCTGTTTATGGAAGATGGATTGATTGTTGTTGGTTCTGACTGTCACTATTGGCCTGGTTATGTATCTACCGCCCATAGAGCATTTGTCAAAATTGTAAAAGACCTTAAACCACAAGCCGTAGTATTGAATGGCGATATTATGGATAACGCAACCATTAGTGCTCACCATAGAATTGGATATGCAGATAGCCCCACAGTCAAGGAGGAGTTAGATGAAGTTCAAGCACGTTTGGCAGAGATTGAATCTGTTTCAGGTAACGCTATTTTGCACCGCACTATTGGCAATCACGACCTGCGTTTTGACGGTAAGTTGTCTAATGTACTCCCTCAGTATGAGGGTGTTAAGGGCTTTGCTCTAGCAGACCACCTACCTAATTGGAAATATTCTTGGTCAATTATGGTCAATAACAACACAATGATTAAGCACCGTTGGCACAATGGTATCCATGCACAATATAACAACGTCCTGAAGGGCGGAGTGTCAATGGTTACTGGTCACCTGCATTCACTCAAAGTAACTCCTTGGACAGACTATACAGGTGATAAATATGGTGTAGACACAGGAACGATGGCTGCACTTGGAGGTGATAAGTGGGAGTACCTAGAAGACACAGCCGTCAATTGGCGGTCAGGATTTGCAGTATTGACTTTCCGTAATGGACAACTAATGCCCCCTGAACTTGTACAAGTCATTGATGAAGACGAGGGGTTAGCATTCTTTCGTGGAGAGGTATTCAAAGTATGAAAATAGAACTGACAGAGATTTGTGAAAACCCTGATGGGTCAGCAGATTGCGAATTGAATATTGATGCCGATGGTATGAAACTCTTACTCCAAGAAGGGTTGATGGCAATACTATGGCAAGCTATCAATCAAGCCAAGGAGAAAGCCAATGAACAGAAATTGGGATAAATCATTTGACCTTGTCATCGTAAACGAGGGAGGATTCGTTAATAATCCAAAAGACCCAGGCGGGCCTACTAATTGGGGATGTACCCAAGCGGTATGGGAAAAGTATATCGGGCATCCTGTCACAGTAGATGATATGAAAGCCCTGACTAAAGAAGATGTGAAACCACTTTATAAAAGGAACTATTGGGATGCCGTACACGGAGATGCTCTTCCTTCGGGACTTGACTATTGCATTTTTGATTGTGCTATTAATAGTGGGGTGGGTCGTTCTGCTCGTTTCATACAGGAAATCGTGGGTGTTTTTGCTGATGGTGCTATCGGCAATAACACTGTTACTGCTATAAACCTGATTAAACCTACAACCCTGATTAATGAGTTTTGTGACAAACGCCAAGCATTCCTAGAGTCACTGCCTACTTTTGCCACCTTTGGAAAAGGTTGGACAAAAAGAGTACAAGACGTGCGTACTAAATCTTTAGATATGGTAGGATAATGTATGCCTAAAAAGAACGTAAACCTATCAGTAGGACGTGGAGAAAAGAAGTCTGTTTCTCAAGGGGCTGGTCTGACCGAAAAAGGTCGTAAGAAGTACAACAAAGAAACTGGGTCTAGTCTTAAAGCCCCAACCAAAGACAAATCAAACCCAAGACATAAATCATTCTGTGCTCGTTCTGCGGGTTGGACAGGAGAGCGTGGCAAAGCTGCAAGAAAGAGATGGGACTGCTAAATGGCAACTAAACCAGGCTTATATGCCAATATTCAAAAGAAAAGAGCACGTATCAAAGCAGGTTCAGGTGAGAAGATGAGAAAGCCTGGCACTAAGGGTGCTCCTACTGCTAAAGCATTTAAAGAGTCCGCTAAAACTGCTAAAAAGTGAGGGGACACCACCTCGTCTGCCAATTCGTTGATGCCCTAGATAGAAAGCCACAAAATATCTAGGTTGTGGATACCCTCTAGGTGGCTTGACTATCCGAGCCTATTTTAATCCCTGTAATCAAGCCAATAAACCCACCAACGATGGTTTGGAATGCAGGGCCTACTATTTCAAATAGTTTATTGTTATCTACCTGTGGGTCAAAGAATCCGAACATAAATACGGTGACCATAGCTAATACAGTTACACATAAAGTGAATGTGGCAATCAGAGTTACCCAAGATGCTAATTGTTCGTTATTCATTTGTTTAAGCTAATTTGTTGATTGACCCAATCTTGAAGTGTCATTAGTTGTGCTGTTGTGACGGAGCATTCCTCGGCAACAGATAGTATGTTATGGGTTTCTCCATTAACTGTGATGGTGGCGTTGGGAACGCTGGACACTGCACCGCTACGGGAGTCGAGCATCCCAGTATAGAAAGTATGGATACCAGTAAGACGAGCTTCATAAGTTTGTTTAATGTTTTCATTGATTAATTCCTGTTCTTTGATTTTGGCTTCGGTCTCTGCCTGCTGTTTTTCTCCTGCAATTTGGACTTCTTGTCTGAACTCCACAAAACGTAGATGCTCAACATAAAAGCCAGCACTAAACCCACCAAATACAAGAGCAATATAAATGTAAGTTTGTCCACCAATACCGCCTATTAATTTAAGTAAAAAGTTCATTGTGGCTCTGCATTCTGTTTCATAGCGACACTAGCCCCGCCTGCTGCGGAAACAATCCCCAAGGACTCTGCTAGTTCTCTTAGGCTAACCTGTGCATTCATCACTTCATAAAAGGCTAATGCAATCACAGCCAACATACCAATAAGCCAAGACACCCTACCTAAATCGTAGGTTTCATTATCTTTGCCGGTCAGAAGCTGTTTAAGCACTTCTTTCATTTGATATTGAGTTGTCCAGAACCAGCAAGGTAAATTAATAGGGCAACTACACCCATACCAATAATTTTAATTGCTTTGGTAACAACACCTTCGCCTACGGTTTGGTAGAAATTGTTAATAACCTTTTCGGTTACTTTTTCAACGAGTTCTTCGAGTTCGTCATCGGTTAGATTGATAGCCATAATTAGGTCGCTTGGGTTTGTGCAGTTAAAATTCCATTGGTAAAGGTCATACTTCCATTAGTGCCGGTTACGGTTAATTTTGCAGTAGTAATTGTGACAGATAATCCTGTAGGTTTGCCTGTTAAATCTGAATAAGCTCCTGTATGAGCAACTGTTGCTAATCCAGTAATTCCTGTATATGGAATATTTGTTAGACCTGCACCAGAGCCATTAAATTGACTTGTAGCAGATATAGTTGTGCCTGAAATAGTAGAGGGTGTGGTGTTACCAATCGGGGTATTGTTGATGGTAGAACCTGTAATTCCTACACCACCAATCGAACCCCCTGTAATTGCTACAGAGTTGGCATTCTCATAAGCCATCGTTCCCAAGGTACCAGTTTGCTGGTTAATAAATTGGAAAACGCTATAGAACCAATCACGGAACTGTCTAGACGATACGTCTTGGTTAGTAGGAGGTGGAGGTGCTAACTTTGCCATTATTCGTCATCTGACTCTTCATAACACCAGTTTTCGGCATATCCATACTTCTGTAGGGCAGGAATAGCCTCTTCCATGCCTTCACCAATGTCATCTCGTACGTTAATACAGTCAGGAATCTCAATTTTCTTGACATTTTTGTAGGCACGCTCACAGGCTTGTTTAACGGTCTTTCCTACCCCGTTTGCCACGAGTACATAGTCACCTGCCGTCACTAGGCTTGGACGCTCTACAATGCCGTTCTCGTCGTTCTGAGGGGCATTGCCAACCATTACCTCGCATAAGGCAAAATCTTTTGATAACTCGTCGGGTAAACCATAGATAGGAAATCCAGAATGGTCACGTCCAGTAGTTTTAGACCTAGGGTAATCCCCAATAGGGATAACGATACCAGTAGCAACATCGTAGCTAACTTTGAGAGAATCTTTGCCATTGATTAAATCCACCATCCAATCGACAACAGAGCCTTTATGGACGGCTTGTTGAATGTTAAAGAAAGGCCACCCTTTACGCATAGTCCATTCTAGGGGGCGTGGCTCACCCTTTTCATCAATAATGAAAGCTAGGTCTACGAATCCTGTATGACCGATATAGCAAAGGTAATCTTCAAAACGTTTTAGGGTGTCATTAAACAGGTTAGATTCTGTGCAGTATTTCAAAACGGTACCCTGTTCCCCCGTATTACAGCCATAGTTGCCTGACATGAGTTTCTTGTGCTCAAACCCTTCGGCAACGTTTCTATTAAATCCATGAGGCCCAATCCAAGCACCTACACCAAATTCAATACCTGGCACAAACTCTTGTAGAATAAAGTCTCTTTGTTTGCCGTTTGCTTTCCAACGCTGCAACATAAATACCATATCAGCAGGAGACTTGGAAACATAAGATAGAGCTTTGTCAGCATCACCAGACGGTTTGGAGACATAACGCTTAGGGTTAGCCTTAACAAAGTCTATGGCAGAGTTGTAGTCATGGAACTCAAAAGAAGGAACTACTGCTAGTCCGCCCTTACGCATAATCTCTTGACCATAATCACGGTCTAGTTCCATCTTGGCACCTAATTCGTTTGTCCCGATAATTGGATAACCCTCTTCGTGGTATTTCTCCAATTTACGCATTTCGAATGCGTTGTCTGACAAAACAATTAAGTCTGCTTGTTTAATGTACAGTTCCCAGTTCAAGACTTGGTCAATAATGCCTTTACCAATTTTAGAACGCTCTTGACCATGTGGGCGTACATATTGCTTGACAGTGTGTCCTTCTGCAATACAACGAACACCAAAGTCAACTAAAGCACCAGCAGGGTCAATAAGTAAAATGAACATTATTTAGATTTCTGTTTTTTAGATTTACCAGCTTTAGAAAGGGCAATAGCTACAGAC